AACTAGGAAGTATAATGCTTTGATCTTTTTTAAATTTCAACGTACCACAAGGATACTCTTCTCCAATAATTGCAATGGTAACATCTACAAGCGCAGTTAATAAAACCGCGCCTTCCTGTAGATCAATATTAATTACTTCTTCCTGGCTATCAACCGGTTTATCCAGTACGACAATATGTGGTATCATTTCTGACCTACACACTTTTGGATTTCTTTATCGATATCCTTAACATCCTTTACCGTACATTCTACAACACCCATATTACACTTTCCTGGATGAAACTCTCCTTTAGGTCCATTAGAACAGACCATAATTGTAATTAAAATACTAGTTAGCATAACTCCTCCACGCATTAAATTTTTCTTTAATTATTTTAAAGTTTTTTGGAACACCTTCCGGATTTAACCAATAACATATTTGGTTACTGCTCTTATAAAAGAATAATAATTTAGCTTTTACATATTTATCTCCATTATAATGAATCTTTATAATTTTCCAGTATAAATCTGAATTAATTGTTGTCATCATATTCATATTCCATTAGTAATTGTAAACAATGAATCGCTTTTTCTAAATCCTGTTTACCATTTTTATCTTTATATCTGGTAATATACTTAATCGCATTTGATTGAGCATAATTTAATTCATTAGCAAGACAATACTCCATCGGCTGGATCTTCAACTTACTATAATGACTCCCTGCAATTTGCTTGCCAAAAGCATTAGAAGCTTCCATACTGGCTACTATATGGTCTTTATGGCTAACACCGCATCTAAGAACTTCTTTAATGTTATCATAGGTCTGCGTTCCTTGAATACCATTTTGTTTATCTTTAAATACGACAAACTTATCCTCTAGTCCACAAATAACTTGAGGATTTGTATATCCCACAGCTACTACTTCATCCCCAATAAATAAATCTTGTTTATCCATTTATTTCCTCCTTGTGTCTTTCAACTCTATCCTTAAATGTTTTTAAAAAACCCCAACGCGCCTTCTCACTAAATATTGGCTCTATATGGTCCAGGTAAAGGGCAACTTTGGTTTTCTGGAACCACGGAACCTTACACTCTCCAATGCAGTAATTCTGTACCAGGCTAAAAGCCGATAGTATGCCGTAGATCTCAACCCTTCCCGACTCCAAACAAACCGTGCATGGCACTATATAGTTTAACTTCTGAGGCTCATTTATCAAAGGATCATTTCGCTGCAAGAGCCAGGATGCACCATATCGCTTCTTACTTTCTAGTGTCTGCCCTTTAACGTGAAAATTATGTAAGCCATCAGTAAGATCAGCACTATAACTTTTATCTTTAGCTGCATAAATTTTAAAATCAGGGAATCCAACTTCAACACCTTTTTCCTTGAGAACCCGATATACCGCTAATTCAGCCATAGCTCCCGATATAACGTCCTCTATTTTAAATCCACCTCTACGCTCATATAAATTAGTGTCAGCATCATACCGGTCCTTTGCAAACTTTTTAGCGCGTTTTATATCAGTCTTGCTTAGGAACCAGGTCTGAACACTACTCACCGTACAACTCCTTCCTTATTCTCTTCAAGTTTCCAACTTTTTTAAGTATGTTATCTTCCAAAATAGCTACTCCCGTATCCAGGTCGTAAATGTCGTCAGTAAATCTTTCATCTATGCCGACAATAGTTCCAACTTTTAATGTCCCTTGATGATCGTAAACTATAATGTCGTATAATCTAGCTTTGTATTTTAGAAAGTTTAAAATCTTCATAACTAATTCCCTCCAATTCTTTAAAACATTGAGCGCAAACCCAATAATAGTTTCCATCCCTATCTTTCCTGGTATGAACACCGAACAATATATCGTCGTCTTTTCCACAATGTTCGCAATTCATTTTTTCATCCGTCATTCTTTTCCTCCCACAGTTTTTTTAACACTCTATATACGTCCGGGTATCTTTCTATTAATGCGTTATGTACCCATATTGCTTTTTTAATTTTTTGAACTCTTTCTTCTCCCTGGTCTTCGCCTTTTTTGCTCTTTTCCACTTCGCTCATATATAACCTTTTTAACCTGATAAATTGTTATGTCTAGTTTGTCTGCAATCTCCCTGTAAGTTTTACTAAATTTTGTCCTTTCTATCCAAATCACTTCCTCTATTGCGTCTTTCTCTCTCATTTTGTTCCTTTTCAAATGCGCCACATTTACAGCCAAAGTGGAATAACGTCCATGAATCACAAATACATTTTATTTCCTCATTTGTCCCTCCCGTAAAATCAAAATTATAATTTGTATCAATATAATCACCATACACATCAGCGTTCCAAATATCGAACGGATCTTCGTCGTCTTCTATCAGTATAAGGTTTTTTTGTTGCCAGTAATAGGTCTGGTCATCATGCTCAACCTCTACAAAAACTCTATTTAAAACGTCAATAATAACCGCTTCTTTATTATCACTTTTATGTCTTACCCTGTCACCTTTTTTAAACATAATTATATCCTATTTGGTATAATAAGCACTAACCATACTTTCAACGGAAACTGCAACATCGGTTACAACTTCTTTCATTGAATCTATCATTATTTTTTCTTGCAAAACTAATGCCGACTCCGCATTTTCTTCAGGAACTTCGGTTAGAATTTCGTCATGCACAAATCCAACTACCTTAAAACCAGCTTTGTCTAAGTTATATAGAGCCAGTTTTGCTCCATCGGCAGCCAAGCCCTGGAAAGGGGTATTCTTTTCTGCACAATAGCTAGTGTCGCCTCTTTTACGTCCAGTTTCAGTAAATACATGCCCTATTTCATTCTGCATATAAGAATCCATTTCTGGAAAAGCCGTGAACCAAACATTTTTCATTTCTTGAGCCTGTTCCTGGGTTAACTCTAATCCATAACCACGGGAAAACTCAATAAATGTATCTATACCCAAACCACCAGGAAAACCAAAATTCGCTGCCTTAGCTTCCTGTCTTTGCTGTTTAGTAACTTCCTTTGTTGAGCAGTTATTCATTATACTGGCATAATATCTGTGAAGATCCTCACCGGCATTTATTCTTTCCCTCATTTCAGAATAGCCAAACTTGTTATAACAAACCTGAGCCAGTGTCGCTAATTCAATTGCGCTATAATCGGTTATAAGAAAAGTATTTCCAGGAGCAGCAACGAACATTTCCCGGATGCCGCCCATTTTTGGCAATTGTTGAAAGTTAGGGGAAGAACAGGATGTTCTACCAGTATTTACCAGTAGATTGTACCTTGGATGAACACTTCCTCCGGTAAAGTCTCTAACAAAACTGGATGCCTTCTCCAGCGATTGATACTCAAGGAAAGATGCAACGAATTGATATTTCCTATAAGGTGAGAGGTCTTCGGCTTTGCTTGACAACTCATTTGATTTCTCGGATCGTGGCAAAACATTTGAAAGACCAAGGCGGTCCATAATGCTGCTGTAGACATCTTTAATCCCCTTCTTACCGCGAACCCATCCCCAGGATGCCAAAATGTTCGCATGAATTTCCATCTCCTTATCAACCTTGTTTAACCAACCGTCACGCTGACTTAGATCAAAGTTAATACCATTTTTGTGTATATGTAAAAGAGCCAGGTCGCCCTTAATCTGGATATCGTGAGACAGTAATTTGTTAAATTTATCATGTCGTCTTATATCTCCCATTAGTCTAAAATAAATTTGATAAGTAGCAATTGCATCAATTGCACCATACTCTAAATAATTGCTAGGAATTGCATCAATTGGTGCATTTATAAATTGCCCAAAGTTTTCCCTTGTTTCATCCTTAACTAGTTCTTTGCCTAAATAAATCTTACTTAAAAGGGCAAGATTCCTTTTAAAAGGGATAAAGCCATGTTCAGCAAGATGATAAAGCCTATATAATATGCCAATATCACGGTTGAGATTATTATCGTAACGTCCATAGAAATATTCACTATCGGATGTGAATTTCTGAAGGACATCATTATCGAAAGCAAAGTTTTGCCCAATAAAATAAGAATCCCTGTGAGTATATAAAAATTGTTTAATGTTGTTTTTCGGTATGTAGTAAACATTTTCTCCTCCAGAATAAGCTTGCATAGTAACCAGGTCCGGTGTCATGTAGAAAGGAACCATTGTTGTCTCAGTATCGACAGCTACAAACCTACCTAACTTACCATTGTCTGGAGTCCAGAATTTTATAGTGAATGTTTGATTGTTGAAAGTAAAAGTCAAAATCTCCTCCGGGGCAGATTCTCGTTGCACTCGAATGACGCTCTCCGAGCTTAAAAAATGGTCAGCGACCAACTCACAACTTTTCTTAAGTCTATCAAGTCCTAACCCCATTGCTCGAGTACGATTAGACGGGAGGTATGTGACACCTTGCAGCCTTTACACGGAGGACTTAGACCTCAGGGAGCTTGCTTTGCCCTATGTCGAAATTAAGATTTCATAAATTTCTTAATAACATTTCTAGCCTTGCTAGTTGCTGTAGATCCGTCAGCAGCCTGATACTGCTCTGGCTCTTTAACCCCTACGGCAGCAGTAAATGGGATTTCAGTCCATTGCTCAAGTAGAGTACGGTCGTAACCGATGCCCTCTAATCCTCCAGCGTTAACTGCCTCCAGGTACTCATTTAATTGTTTAGTTCCAATTTCCTGAGCTTTTTGAGAACTGTGTTCCACTAGAAAATTATGAAAAACAAGTCTGCCCTTGTTATCACCTCTTACAACTTCAAAGCCAGCGGAAATAATTTTTCCCTTGCCATTTTTTGTAGGCTTTTCCTCATACTTATTCATTCTAAGTGTGTAGTCTCCAGCCGGTAGTGGTTCATAGTTTTTAGTTTGATTGCTCATCGTTTCCTCCTGTAAGCTTTCTCAAATCGTCCACAAGTTGTTTTTTAACTTCTGGATCTGGTGTTTTGTTAGTATAGACGTTCTTTAATTTTCTGTAAAGGTATCTTTCTTCATTACTTCTTCTTTCTAAAATGGCTTCTTCTCTAACATCGTGATTTCCGTTAACTCCATCAATAATTCCAATATATTTAACATCTGCCTGGACCATTGAAGCCTCTTTATCGTTTTCGTATTCAATTAACTTTCTTAACGCTCTTGCCTTTTTCCCGTTCACTTAAAGCCTCCTTAAGTTCATAAACTAAATTACTTAAC